ATATATTCTTGGTACTATTGAAACTGGAATAAATGATGAACCATTAAAAACAGATCAAGAAAAGATTAATTATATTTTTGATCGTTTTAATTCTGAATATGGTTTTATGATTGCTAGAGTTGGAAAACAAAAAGCAATAGCTGAATGGTTGAGTGGTTTAGCTTTAGATATAGAATATTATTATAATGATATTGTAAATCTAGCTGTCAAAATGGGTTCAATAGATCCTAATCCAAGCGATCAATTAAGGTCTAAAGTTGAACAAAATTATTGGTTGTTTATGGCTAATATAATTATGAGCTTTGAACCAAAGGAATTAAAATCATGATTAAAAACATCTTAAACTTTTTAGATTATGTTTTATTCCTAGTAATGATTTATTTTTGTTACTTGGGTTTAAAATATGCTCCACAGATTAACCAATTAATAATTGAATTGAAGGGGGGTGTGATATGATAAAAGAAAAAGCAATAAATTTTTTATATAAAGATTGGTTGGATTATAAAAAATACTACAAAGAAAAACAAGATTTTAATATGAAAGAAACTTTTATTGAATATCTTGAAAGAGAAATACCAGAATATATAGAAAACAAGGGGGAATAATGATTATTAAATTATTTGGTAAACAAATAACAATTAATAATAAAAAATGGCAACAGGATCTATTAGCTTGGAGTCTTTACTATAGAACAGAAATAGTATTTTTCTTAGTAGGTTTTATTCTTGGAGCTATAATATTTTAAACAAATAGAAAGGAGAAAATATGATACTGAAAAAAATAATTTTAGAAAAAAAGTCAAGAGAAGATCAAATATTCAATTCTGAATGTGTTGGTGCTAATGATTATAGAGTTTTAGCTTGGTGTAATGAAAAAATTGCTAAATATAAAAGTAAAAAATATGTTCAAAAGATTTTTAAAGAACTTAATTTTAAACCAGAAACTAAACACTCAAATTGTAATAATATAGAGTAATTAAATGAAACTAAAAACAAATAGAAAGGAGAATATAAAATGGATAATTATTTTAATGAAGATAATGCGGTTAAGTTTGATCTTCAAAATGGAAAAATAGAAACACTATGTTTTTGTAGAGACAAACATTTAGCGGAAGAAATTGCTTTAGCATTAAATAAATATAATGATGAAGATAATGAATAATAAAACTTATAAAATAACAATATATGATCCAGATAAAGTTGAAATAAATGGAGAAATTTTAAATGAAGAAGCAACTATGTGGAAAACATATAAAGATTTTAAGTCTGAAGATGAAGCTAAAAATTGGTTGTTAGATCACATTGAAATAATAGAAATGATAGAATAGTGGATGAGCCAGTATTGTAGAAAGGAATAAGATTACTGGCTCTATCCTAAATTCCTTGTTAGAAAAGGAATATGATACCTAGATATTGCTATTAAGCCTTCTTACTATACAACATCTTGAATTTTTGTGCAATTTCTTTTTCCATGTTAGGATTTTTTTCAAGCCTATTCCAATATTCTGCAACAACCCCATCAATTTCCTTTTCAGTATAATTCCTAGACCTTAAATAGCTTAATAGGTTTATCAAGGGGGGGTGGCGTACTAATTTTTTCTTGTTTCTATCTATTGCTTGTTTGTAATGAAAGTTCGTAGATTTACGAACTTTGCTTAATTGATTTAATATCAATTTAGGATTAACATATTCAGCCATATTCTAACTAGTTAATATTTATATTAGTTCTTTATTCAGGTATATTTAGTATAGTCCTATCATGGCATAATTTAGACATCCCCTCCTAACTATTTAACTGTTTATTAACAGGATGATTAACACCCCTGACAGACCTACTAATTAGAGCTTAATTGCTAATTTAGAATAATTCTAACAAATCCCAAAAAGATGTCAGATTGTCACACCTAAAATAAATGACCCTAAAATTTCAATGCTCTAGTTTTCAATAAAATGAAATACAACCTTAAATTTAGAAAAGTCAATGTGATATACTAGGGGTTGAAAGGAGAAATATGTCAGAAAAAAAAGATGATGACTATTACCTTTGCCAAGCAATAGGAAGAAGGGGTTTAACTCATGCTTGGGGTCAAGGTAAAACTCCTGAACAAGCTATGGCTCAATGCCATAAAGCAGTACAGGAGTCTATCGTAGATAAACCATCAAAATTAAGGCATAAACCTTATGCCTATATTGTTGGTCATGCTGATTGGTGGTCTTTGAAAGTCCAAGTAGTATTAGACCACTAAAAAAAGTAAGGGGAATGATAGCAAGTTCCCCTTATTTAATTAATCTTATTTTTTTACTTTCAACTCCTTGTTGCAACAACCTTTTATTGTATTGTTCCTTTTGTTTTCTGCTCATTATTTCCCTCAACCTTTGGTTGTTTAAGTAAGCTCTTTCAAAATCAGGATCATCCCTAAAGATATATTTATTAGTCAAATTTTTGCCTCTATTTTTCCAAGTAATGTAGCCAAACATAGCCAATCTATCCAATGATCTTAATAGGGTTTTTCTATGCTTTATAGCCAATCTTTTTTTTAGGTAGGCATGACTAGGGCAACACCCTTTAGGAGCAGTCCTGAGCCTTCTAAGGAGCAGTAAAAGGCATTTCTCAACAGGTTTAAGAACTGGATTATCCAGTAGCTCATGTTCAACCTTGATAAAACCTTTAGTTTTCTTTTCCATCTTTTTTAATAAATTTTACTTGAGCATTAAAAGAAAAAGATATTCTTTCTGCCTCCTTATCTTTTGAATAAAAAGGATAAACCATGTGTTGTAGGTGGGAGGGAAAAATCATGTAAGTAGATTTGATTGGTTTTTTAATCCATGAACTAAAGGAATAAAAATTAGGTGATCCTTCATGAAACTCAATACATCCTGAGACATCTCTGTGGGGTTTGGCAAAGGGCAAAGGCTCAAATTTTGGTACTTGCAAATATCCAACGCAAGATATGGAAGGATGAGGTTGTTCTATTTGAAGGTGGTTGTTATGTTCATGTAGGGAATTAAATTGTAATGGCTTTTGAACAACCGACCAAGCCGAATTTATAACAACCTTATCAACCTTAGTATCAGGATAAACAGACTGGCAATATTCTGAAATACAAACATCAAAATAATTTCTTTTATATTTCATTAAGACTTCAGGTGTAATTAAATATTCTGATTCAACTGACCCAGCTAATTTGTGTCCGAATAAATAATCCTTTCTTTTTTCATTAGGTAAATTTCTTATCATCTTTAAATCATCTAAAAAATCTTTAACTAAATCATCAGGTAATTGTTGTTCAGAAATCATACTGCCAAAAGGCTTAAACATTTTTATATTTATTTTATCTTTCATATTTAAACTGCTTTAATTTTTTTAATTTTTCTTTTTTAATAGACCAAACATAAGGTCTTTCATTAATGCCAAAATTTGTCCAGTCTCCTAATCTTTCAATATCATTAGGAGCCACATATCCAGCACAATAATAGGTTGGAAAATCATCTATCATTAAAAAATAATAATCATTCTTTTTTTTATTTTGTCTTACAATTAGATTGTGTGTTTTTTTAGACATTAATTGAGATCGCACTTGGCAACTTTTATCATTGATAATTAAATCTGCACCATGAAAATTATTAACACTATGGCTAAAATATGATTGACACATTTTTGCCAAACTCATTTCAGCTAGACAACCACTAATTGTCATGCCAAATTTTGTATAGGTATCAAAATTAGCACCATGACCCCATTGTATTCCTTGTCTTAAACTTTCAATCTCTCTAGTTAAACCAGTAGTTGCACCAGCTAATATTTCTTCCCATTTTAAAGTGATTTTATCCATTCATTAATCTCTTAAAAACATTTAGTAATTTTTTGTTATCGTATAATAATCTAACAAATGAAATTGATAAAGCATCTACGACTTTTTCTTCCCCCAATTTAGACACACTTATGCCATCAAAATGACACAATCCATGATACAACTCATGTAAGAAAGTAATGAGGACATTTTTCATGGATTGATTTTTATAGATTAGTATTTGTTTTTTATCAGGTATGAACATTCCAACACAATCAAGCTCTTGTGCCTCTTTTTTTCCTATATACCTTATGTTGATTTTGTGCCTTTTGTATTTAATACATTTGGGGAGCATTAATTTATTTATACTCAAAAAAAAAACTAAATCAACTATTGACTTCATTTGCTATTGATAGTAAATAAGATGTCAATGAGTAGTGAAGATAGATTTACCGACTTGGCTTGGATTCAAGGGGATTTCCAAAAATCAACAATCTCTCCTAGTCAAACCACCTTGCCTGACTATATTTATTTTATCAAATATCAATTAGCCACATATTTAAAATTTAAAAAAGAATTACCAAGTGTTTCATTTTTATCTGGAACGCAAGTACATAATTATTTTCAACACATACTAACAGGTAAATTTAAAATAGAAGATGTTGAAAAACATTTTGCTGACATTGTAAATAAAATTATTTTTCCTGACAAAGATCAAGCCAAGATTGGATATATAAAAAAAGATATTAAAAAATATGTTCAACATCATTTAGACGCAATTAAAGAAGTATCAAATAATAAAATGGATGGTTGGGAGGTAGAGGTGGAAGGTAATAAATGGTATGATGAAATGTGGGCAAAGGAAAAATTAAATATTGCTAATGTATATAAAATAGACTGCGTTAATAATGATTTAAAAATATATACCGAACATAAAAATATGTTTGGGGGTGCATATTTAAGTAAAGCAAAAAAGAATGAAGGGAAAAATATTTATAATTATAGAAAACCTAACACAATAAATTCTCCTAGATTTACTTGGTTAATTCAAACTGCAATTTATGGCAAACATTTTAATTATGAATATGAGCCACATATTATTGCAGTACATAATGAAGGTTATTATCTTTTTAATAAAGAAAATTGTCCTGAGCTAACTAAGGAAGGATTAAAATATTACTTTAATAAATTTTTACAAATAAATATTAAAAGACAAAAGATGTTAAGATTGGCAAATGGAAGTATGAAAGAACTTGCTTGTATAATTGGTATTGATTGGTCTGATATTAGAAATCATAAAGATAATATAATGTTATCCAATATAGAAGATGAAGATATTAAAAAGGTGGAGGCTTTTTATGATGATATGTAGTCCAGATAATTTAACTGAAGAAGATATTAAAAGAATTATAAATAACCAAATTCTTGAGGATTGGGTCAAGGATAAAGCAAAGGAAGTTTATAAAGAAGAAAAGGAAAAAGAAATACAAGAAATAATAAATCAAGCTAACAGAAGGGAAGGAACAATATGAGTAAAGATTTAGGAATATTTAATAAATGTATAGAGGATTTAAAAAAACAAAAAGCAGTTCCTCAACATGGAAAAGATTATTATACAGTAGCAACAAGGCACTCTGTTTTAATGAATAATTTTAGTGGGAGGGTTTCAATTAATTCTGAAATTATAAATTCTTTATGTTGTGAACATAAGGTAGCAGTAAAGGCAACTATAAATATTGATAATTATGGTAGCTTTTCAGGATTAGCATTAGAAAGATATGATTCATCTTTTATAAATAAAACAAGTGCTTTAGAAAATGCTGAAACTTCTGCTTTAGGTAGGGCATTAGCAGCTTTTGGCTTACATGGTAGTGAATTTGCAAGTGCTGATGAATTAATGACTGCTAAATTAAATCAAAATATAAAAAAAGAAATTCCAAAAGTACAAACAAAATCAAATGGCTCTGCAAAAATTAACATAGAAGAAAGAATAAAAAAAATTCAAAGCGATTTTGATAATAAAAAAAATTCATCTGTTTTAGAAAGGGATTGTGCCTTACTTAAATCAGAACTGAATAAGGCTGGAAGGTGGGATGAGTTTAAAAACTCAGACAAATTTTTAGCCTTCAAACAACTAGATAATAAAATAACCAAACAAAAACAAAAGGAGAGAAAATAATGGCTGATTTTATATTAAAAGAAGGCGAAGGTTATCTTAATAGAGATAATGAAAACCCTGAAAAATTTTGGGGATCATTTAAGGTGGGCAAAGACATGAAGAAGGGAGATACAATCAATCTTACTGAATGGATTAATACTAAAGATGATGGTCGCATAATTCACAAATTAGTGGAGAGAAAGCCTAAACAGGCTTAACTCTATTAATCAAGGTGGTGGTAATCATTTTAGTCTCCCTCTTAGGTACAAAAATATCACCACCTTTTTAAAGTTATGAAATTAATAATGATAATATTACATCTGGCTAATGGAGAAGTTGCTAAAGTTCCAGTACAATTAGCAGTAGGAGAATTTTGCTCAGATAAAGTAGAGGAAATTGTGAAATATGTAGAGAATCCAAATTATAAACCAGACAATAATCAGTCTTGGATTCATACTTATTATAAAGATAAAATAGTATTTGCTAGTCATTGTGAAAGCATGGATGGTAAATATTTAATTAGTTGGAACGCTGGAGAGCCATGCAAAAGAAAGGAAACAAATGCAGATTAATTATAGAGAACAAAGAAATGAACTAAAGAAAAAAGTAGAAAGGCTATCTTTTA